ACGAACATGTTTCAATTAACCCGCGCTCAAGTAAAGAGGCGGAAGTAAAAACGTTCATGAAAGACGAGTCGTATCCTGAGTTTAAGCATCTGAGGGCGATCAATGCTAGAGTTGACGCCATGAAGTGCAGGCTTGGGCCGATCTTTAAACTAATCGAATCTGTCGTCTATAAACGACCCGAGTTCATCAAGCATGTACCAGTGGCCAAGAGGGCCCAGTACATAATGGATTATGTCTACAGGGAAGGGGCCGAGTATGTCGCTACGGACTATACCTCTTTCGAAGCTCTATTCACTAGGCAAGTGATGGAAAACTGCGAGTTTCTACTGTATGACTACATGACCAAAAATTTGCCAGAACATGACCAATTTATGCAAACAGTGAGGGATGTTCTTGGCGGAACCAACAAATTGCTCGCAAACACCCTGCGGGCAAGCCTCGCCGCCACTCGAATGAGCGGAGAAATGTGCACCTCGTTGGGGAACGGGTTCTCAAATCTCATGTTCTTCTTGTTTCTGAGTGAGGAGGTTGGATACAAAAATGTGCGTATTGTCGTTGAAGGGGATGATGGGTTGGCTACTGGAGAGGGCCGTCCACCTTCAATTGAAGACTTTGCATCGTTAGGGTTAACGATTAAGCTGGATCGGCATCGTGATCTCTGCAGGGCTAGTTTCTGCGGACTGATCTTTGACGAAACAGACAAACTTGTCGTTACAGACCCATTGGAAGTATTGTCCGAATTTGGTTGGGTAAACGCCCAATATTGTCGGGCAAGGAGTCACAAACGTTTGGCTCTACTCCGATGCAAAGCACTCTCGGCAGCGCACCAGTATCCTGGCGTCCCTATCATAGCGTCCTTGGCAGATTACGCACTGCGAATCACCCGAGGACTGGACGTCCGCCGCCTGGCCGACTCAAAATTATTCAACCAGTGGGACCGCGATCAATTATACGCGGCCATGAAGGATGAGGCTCGCATAATACGCGTTGAAGTCCCCTTCAATACACGGCTGCTTGTCGCAGAGCAGTTCGGCATCCCAATAGATGCCCAGTTGAGTACAGAGGCCTATCTAGACTCTCTAAACAAACCAACCGTGCTAGTGCTTCCATGGCTGGACCCGATTGTACCTAAGGAATGGATTCAATATTTCTACGGGTATGTTAGGCCAGTTGGCGTGGATAAGGCATGGTTCGAGCATTTGCCCTATGTTAATGACTCAAGGCAGCTGTTAGTAGAACACCCAGCTGTTACCAGATGTCCAACGTACGCGTAGGCGGAGTTGGGGGACAGTGTACC